CGACAGCACCGCATCCAATAACCTGGATGTGGGTGGAATTTCTGTGGCGGAAGGAATGTTGCCGTCAAACGTCAACAATGCCATTCGCGAGCAGATGAGCCATTTGAAGGATTTTGCTGAAGGCACCCAGCCCATTAACGCGCTAGCAGTCGATAATTTGAAGATGGATGGTAACACCATCTCAAGCACCGACACGAATGGCGATATCACGATTGACCCTGATGGAACTGGCGACACGATTGTTGCGTCTGGCAACGTGGGCATTGGTACTTCGCCAACAAACTCACTAGACGCCGCTGGAAAAATCCGTGTTCGTGATGGTGGTAATACAACTATCCCCTCAATTCAGCTGGGGGCTTCTGGTGTTGATGGCTTATCACTGCCAACAACGAATACCCTTTGTTTTATTACTAACTCTACAGAACGTATGCGCATTGGCGGCGGCGAAGTGTTGGTGGGTACGACTGACACATCAGTTTATAATAATGTCACTGGCACAGGTGTTGTTATTGAGCCAAACTCAATACAAGTTGCTAGAAGCGGAGGGCCAACATTACTGTTGAACAGACAAAGCAGTGATGGTGAAATCCAAAGATTTCTGAAAGACGGCACCACTGTGGGGTCGATTGGGACTGATAGTGGTGACTTAACTATTGATGGTGCGGCATCCCATACTGGGTTAAGATTTGTTAGTTCTTATATACAGCCTCGATTAAATGGTTCAGCAAGTAACGGTGGTGTTGATTTAGGCGTATCAGTATCCCGCTTCAAAGACCTCTACCTATCCGGCGGTGTCTACTTGGGCGGCACTGGTTCGGCTAATTATCTGGACGATTATGAGGAGGGGACTTGGACGCCTATATTTAGTGATGGCACTGGCAGTGACAAATATAGTGGCAGTTATACAATTCAAAGTGGTTACTATAGAAAAGTAGGAAGCCTTTGTATGTGTGGTTTTGATTTTCTAGGTGCAACACTTGCTTCTACCAGTGGAACATATTTAACTATTGGAGGATTACCGTTTAGCGGAAATGCAGGGGGTAATCCTATTTCAATAGGTAATATTGCGTATATGCAGAATATTGGACACTCTACAATTCAAGGTGGATATGTTAATGGAACTCATATGTATCTTGTTGTCAGTGGCACTACTCACGCAAGTCCAAGCACATTATCAAATTCGGCAAGAGTAATAGGCGGTTTAACTTATATAACAACATAACCTGATTGGACATCAGGTCGGACAGTCCATCCATAGGAGATAAAAATGGCATTAACAGAAGAAACAAATGAAGACAAAATCGAAATCGTAGGCGACTACAAACACGTTCAAGTACGCACCGCAACGGTCATCAAGCGTGATGGCGTTGAGATTAGCCGTGGTTTTCATCGGCACGTTGTAGCACCTGACGCTGACATCACAGGCGAAAGCGCAGAGGTGCAAGCTATTTGTGCAGCGGTACACACACAGGCTGTTAAGGATGCTTATGCAGCGCATATTGCGGCACAAGCGGCTGAGATGGCACCTGTTGCTGAAGAAACTCCGGCTGAAGGCGGCGAATAATGCAAATGACCAGCCTCATCGACACACTCATTGGTCTGGTTGTGGCTGGGCTTGCGTGGTTTCTTAGCGAGACCAGCAAGGAACAAAAGCGTCTCAACATCTTGCTGAACAAGACCCGCGAGGAGTACGCCACTAAGGACGATGTGCGCTCCGACATGCGTAACGTAATGGACGCTTTGCACCGTGTCGAGGATAAGCTCGATAAGGTACTCAGCCGAAACGGCTGATGTTTAAGGCGGTGGTGTTAGCCTGTGTTATAGGCGCACCTACCGAATGTGTCGAGTTCCACGACATCCGTGGCCCCTATTACACCGAGAGAGAGTGCCGAAGCCGTGCTATGGAGATGTCTAGGGCGGTTGGCGAGATAGCTAACCTGATGCCGATTAAATGGCGTTGTGATGTTCTGAGGAAGGGGATGCTGTCATAGACCCGATTACGATAGGCGCTGCGCTCTCTGGGGCTACAGCCGCATTTAACACAATTAAGCAAATGATTTCGGCAGGCCGTGAGCTGGAGAGCTGCATCGGTGACGTGTCTCGCTGGATGAAGGCGGCCAGCGACATCGACCAAGCCGAAAAACAGGCGAAGAACCCGCCGCTATTCAAAAAGCTCAAGGGCGCTGACGCAGTCCAAAGTGACGCTTTGCAGGTTTACGCCGCCAAAAAGAAAATGGAGAGCCAACGCGCCGAGCTGAAGCAATATCTGCAAATGACGTATGGCCCGCAGGCTTGGGCTGACCTGATCCATCTCGAAGGCAAAATCCGCAAAGAGCGTCAAGACATGATCTACAAACAGCAAGAGGCACGTCAGAAAATCATAGAGGCTATTGCGATTGGTGCGCTTGGCATTGTATCCTTCGGGATATTATTTTGGGTTTTATGGCTGGCGTCTAAAAATTGAGTGAAACCAGAACCGGATTAATTGGCGAACATTGCGCGGCAATGTCAATCCTCTCACAACAGTGGGCGTATGCCCCTGCACCACAGGATAAATTCGATGGAGTGGCTATTTCCAACATTAGTAACGAGATGCTTAGGATACAAGTTAAGGCTTCGAGCTTTATATTACAAAAAGGCAAGCGAACTCCGTGTTACCATTTTCAGCTTGGCTCAGGCAGCAAGAATAAGAAAAAACCGAATAACACAAAGGATTGGTCGGACTATGACATCTTGGCTTTATGTGGAATTAAACACCGTCACTGCGTATTCCTTCACGTCAGTCAAATCAACCAGTTCAGCAAGCGGCTCCAAGGTCACCACTTTACTGCGGAAAACGAGGCAGACACTTGGGCGGCTGCTGTTGAAATTGCGAGGCAAGTAAGACGATGAATAAAGACGCACTGCGCGAGGAACTGGCCGAAGACGAGGGCTGTAAGTATTTGATTTATTTGGATCATTTACAACTCCCAACCTTCGGAATTGGCCACTTAATCAAAGAGCATGACCCAGAATACGGCTTGCCGGTCGGCACTGAGGTGTCAGAAGACCGCGTGCGTAAGGCCTTTAATCTGGATATCGCCGTCACCATCGAGGACTGCCGCCGGTTGTGCGACAACGTCGGCGTCGACTTCAACGAGCTTGACCTGCGTTACCCAGACGGCGCTCTGGCGTTGTGCAATATGACGTTTAACCTCGGTTATCCGCGCCACTCCAAGTTCAAGAAAAAATGGGCAGCGGTGGCCGAGGCTATGGAAGACCCGAAGGCGTGGCTTACCGTAGCCGCCGAGGCTGAGGACAGCCGCTGGTTTGATCAGGTGCCTAACAGAGCCAAGAGGCTCACGGCACGCTTTAGGGCGCTGGCTGATGGCTAAGGCGATCACCGAATACAAAATCATCCCGCGATTTATGATGCTTGCATTTACCGTAATGGCTTGGAACGTATGCGATTGGTTTATGAGTTTAGGCACAACCGCCACTACACAGCAGACAGCGTTTGTAAGCACCATAGTCGGCGCGGCTACTGGTGCTTTTGCCGTCTGGATGTCACACGAGGGTAAGTAATGGAAAAGCAAGTCGTCACTGGCTTAATGGCTGTTATAATCACCCTAGCTGGTTGGAATCTAAAAACGACATATGACCTGTCGATTATTGTATCGAATATGGAAGTCAGCCACGCTGACAAACAAGCCATACAGGATATGAAGATGGCTATTCAGCGTCTTGAACTATTGTTACTGAACGATGCGAGTATAAAATGATTGAATCACTCATAGCACCTGTCACCGGCTTACTAGATAAGTTCGTTGAGGACAAAGACCAGAAGAATAAGCTGGCGCATGAACTGGCCACAATGGCCGACAGACACGCGCAAGAGCTTGCTAAGGGTCAACTGGAGATCAACAAGGCTGAGGCGTCTCACAGGTCAATTTTCGTGGCTGGGTGGCGTCCCTTCGTTGGCTGGACGTGCGGCGTCGCATTGTGCTGGCACTTCGTTCTTGCGCCATTCGTGATCTTTGCCAGCGCCTATGCTGGCGTAGCTTTGCCTGAACTGCCTCAATTTGATATGTCGAGCCTGCTGACCGTGCTGATGGGCATGTTGGGTCTTGGCGGCATGAGGTCATTTGAAAAGATGAAGGGGCTAACGAAATAAGGGGGCTTTCGCCCCCTTGTCTCACTTGTATAGATATTGATAGTCAAACCTGTCAGCGGTCTGCATATCCTCAAAAACTACGTTGTAGCTTTCATCGTCAATGCGCTCGACCCGCCTGACCAAGGCTGTCACCAGCCTGCCCTTGGGGCCAGTCACGCTGACTAGGTCGTCGGCTTTTAGGTGTTCTGTCTGCATGTTTACCTCCTATAAAAGTTTAAAAGCTCTGGCTTTTCCAGCCACCTTCTCAGCCGCGCCACGCTCGACTAGGCCGGCCATCAGCCGGTGTACTTGGCTGAAGCTCTTGCCGGTCTTTTGCGACAGCTCATTGATGGTTGGCGTGTAGCCATACCGGCGGGTCATGCGGTCAATCAGAATCCGCAGTTCCGCCTGCTTTTTTGTCAGCGGCACATCAATCATCTTTTGATTCCTTAATGGTTAAGGTTGACTGCCGGACAATCCGTGCGGGCTTGGCCGGCGTCGTCTTGGCCGGTTGCGCCTTAAAATTACGCATTGGCCATTTGACATAATAAGAGCGATTG